TTCCTTGGCTTTTACGAAGGTTGGAACAGTCGGCTCTACGGGCACCGCTGCTGCGGCGGGGGTAGGAGTAACAACTGCCGGAGCGCCGGGTGGTTCAATTGTGTCGTCGGCTGACACAAACCCAGGGCCACGCTTGGTTTGCCGTAGCGCCGTAGGCTCCTGCGTATCCTCTACAGGTACAAACTGCGGTCCACGTTGCGTTCGCTTAAGTGCCGTCGGCTCTTCCGCAAGGGGCGTTTCTTCTGCGGGGACGTATGTCGGACCGCGTTGCGTGAGACGCAGGGCGCTCGGATCTTCAGTTGGAACGATGTCGTCAATCGGAACATAGTCTTCACCCCGCCTAGTGGGGCGCAACACAACAGGCCCCTCTTCAGGGAGGGTAGGCTCTGGAGCAGTAGGTGCTTGAGGTAGGTTCTCGGCAATCGACGGCTCTCTCCGCCCTTGTATTTCCTCTTGCTCATCACCCGGCCTGACAGGAGGAACGGCAACTGCTCGAGCAAGATCGGCCAATCCCTGTGGCCTGGCTCCTGTAGCCATCAAGAACGCTGCCTCTCGTTGGATCGCCTCCGGGCTGAATGCAACCGCATCAATATCGGCCTGAATAGCCCGCCCAAGCGCCGACGCTGGATCGACTCGTGGCTCTACATAGGTGCGATAGAAATCTGTCGCAAGCTCTTTGCCTTTCATGCCACCAGCCATGAAGCCGGTAGTTAGAAGGGTTTGGACAAACTGCTGACGGAACGCATCGACAACGGAAAGCTCTTGTTGTGTCAGACCGGCCTTGCGCTCGACAGCGTTCTGACCGAGAGCTGTGATGGTTTCAGTCGCCTGTTCCGCAGCAAGCGCACCAGCTTTCTTGCCAACAGACTCCAACATGGACTGCGACATACCCTTGGCTGGACCAGCAAATGCCTTCAGGAAGATCGCATTACTGACCGCCTCGGGAATGGCTTCCCACAAACCGTATTGCGTTGCAGCAGAATCAAACTCTTCCTTGGCCGCTTCCCAGTCATCCGCACCAAGAGGCTTGCCGTACAGGATCTTTGATTCTTTATCGAGCTTCTTCTTGACGCGCTCAAGAAACTCATCCTTGCTGGCTCGGTACGAGACAGTCCCTGACGCCGCCATGCCAGCCGCAACACCAGCAACAGGATTGCCGCCGGTCACAGTAGTTGCCGCAGACCCGGCTACTACAGACGCGACAAGGTTTGCTAGGCTGAACCCGATGGAAGGTCCGAGTCCTTGGAACGCTTGGTAGTTTGGATCTGGTTTTCCTTGCCGCTCCGGGTTCATCGCGGTGATCGCACGATCCACCCATGACTCGTCGGCAACAGGAATCTCTCCCGCGCGATACGCTCTAAGCGCGGCAGTCGCTACGCCCGCAGGGATCTTGGGTACTTCTTCGGCTATCACGCCCGCTGCCTCGACAGCGGCAGTAACAGGCGGCCTACCTTCAGGGTTAAATATTGGCCTCGCACCCCCTGCCTCGGTATACACCTGCTCAACAGGAATGCCTTGCTTACGGGCAATCTGACGTGCAACGTATTCGTTTGATGCCCTGTCTCGATTGGACGGGAACAGGCTGGACAATCGTTGCAGGAGAGTCGGGTTGTACTCAGTGATCTCTTGAGGCTTGCCTTTGACGAACGACGAGATGCTTGTCTCAGCCGGAAGGATGGGTTCCGTCTCTTGTACAGGTTCAAACCCAGCAACCGGAGCGGCCTCTACAGGGATTGAGAAGTCACGAGGCAATCGCATCGGTCCAGCACCGGCAATCCCCGGAGGGAACTCTTCTGGAGCGCGAACAGATGAGCTTTCAATTGGAGTCTTGGGTTGCTGGGAGCCAAACCTTTGACGCATGACTCGCGTCATAACGTCTCGCGGAGTATCTGACGGGAACTCTACGATTGTCCCGTCAGGGCCAACAACTTCAATAATTTGGCTCATTACTCAAGCTCATCGGTTTGAGGGTTGTAACGAAGGCGAGGCGCATCACTTACCCTAGCAGCCCCTCGGGTCAGTTGTGTTGCGGCGCGAGGCGTCCCTTGGCTTGGCGCAGCAGTCGTAGGTCTTGCTGGCGCTCCTGTGCGTTCGGCCAGTTGGGCGTACATACTGGTTAGCGCCAGTTCTTTCTGGCCAGCCCAGAATTCGTCTTCTGATTTTCCTGATGCTCTCCACGCCCGCAACGCCGCTCGGTCGCTGCTGGTAGGATCGGCTCGACGCCTTGCAATCTCCGCGTTTACTTGGCCAATAATCTGGGCTTGAAGTTGCATTTCAGCCAATCCAAATCGGGCTTGTTGATTGTTAAATTGCTGCTGGCCCTCAAGACGCAATACGGCTTCGGATCGTTTATCGCCTTCTTCACGCTTCCCGGCCACATAGTCAGCAACGAATCCCGCTCGATCCGTATCTCTGCGATTCTGCAGGGCCTCAATCAAACCCCTGTTCCTAAGCTCTGCACGCTCCTCCGCAGACTCAGCACGAATCCGTTCACGTTCCTCAGCAGACTCAATCTTTCTACCCTCAAGAGCCTCTTTCCGTGCAGCAGAGTATGATGCCTCGCCAGCGGCAATGTCAGCCAGAGCTTGCTCTTGCTTCCTGACATCCAGCGCGGCACGTTGGCCAAGAGCCTCACGCTCTTGTTTACGAATGTCGCGCATCTGCTGGCCATAAGCGTCCACGGCTCCCGCAGCACCACGCCCGATATTCTGGAGAGCATACTGAGACGACCCACCGAGGATGCCCAATCCGGCCTGCAACAGAGCCATGTTACGGGCTTCGTCTCTGGCTTCTCGGAATCGACTAGGATCGGTCATCGACCGCTCAAGCGCCAACATAGCTTCTGATGGTTTACGCGCCTCGGCACGACGCGCTGCGGCCTCACGGATGTAAGCGTCTAGGCTTCCTACAGACGGGCCGGGTGCAACGTACTCTGATTCGCTTGAGGACCAGATGTCTGCTTCGCCGGGGGAAGAGTACAAACCGCCCTTGCTAAACCGTTTGGCATACGAAAAATTCAATTGCGACATACGCGGATGGCGCACAGGAATCAAAGAATTGACACCAACTTGACCACCAGCTAGCGGCCTTGAGTACCCAGCAGTCACTGCTTGCAAGTCACTTGGCGTTCCCGTTGCGCCCAACGAAACCTCGCCTGCCCCTAGTGATTTAGCAGCCAGCAACTGCGCAACGGTTGGAGACCCTTCTTGTTTGAGAAGCGACGCAAGTAATCTGCCGTCTTGCAAGTTTTTCAAATACTCCAGCACAAGCGTCTGCTCTTCTTTGTCAAGGCCTGGGCTAGGATTTTTTCTTACGCTAGCCCTAACGCCGCCACCTTCATCAAACGCCACAATGCCACCCGTCGCGTAGTTCTGCTCATTGAACATCTGCGTTGGAATGGCCGCAACTCCGTTCATCGGGGCTTCGGCTTGGGCGTTCTGTGCCATGGCCTGTTCAAGAACAGTCGGCGGCGTAGGCGACTGAGAGGCTTGCATCTGTGCCGCTTGCTGCGACATCCGGGCCTTCTCACTGATGATGATAGGAACAACATCAGCCGGGATCTGGCCCATCTGGGCGAGTTTGATGATCTGCGCCTGGGGAAGCATGGCCAGATCACGCACCGAGCTATTCTCGGCTTGTTGGACTCGCAGAGCGTCAAGAATGCTCATGACGATTCCTTAGCGATTGGGGTTGGGGTTGGCAAGATTGTAAAGGCTTAGGCCAGTCAAGCCTAGACCAGACAACTGACTCAGGAAACTTGGGGGTGGGGTGGTTTGCGTGTTCGTACCCAACCTATCTCCCATCGGAACGCCGCGCAACAGGCTGGACATACCCATAAGCTGCTGTTCAGGATACTGGATTTGCTTCATGACATCTTGGTATCCAATGTCACGACGCTGCTGCTCAAGGCCTCGCTCAAGCTCACTGTACGCGCCCAGCATCTTGAGGCGATCAATGTCTGCCGCTTGTTCAAGAGTTCCAAGTTGACCCGTCTGTGACGCCAGCGAACCCAGTCCTTGCGAGGCCGCAATACGCTGCCTCAAGGCATCCTGCTGTGCCGTCCGGTCACGCTCAAACTGCAACTGAGCGTTCGCGTATGCGTCTTGCAACCCTTTGGTTTGAATGTCGCCCAACTGTGTGCCGAGATTGCGTTCACGCTCTGTGGTGGCCAACAATTGTCCTGATGCCCCTAGCGATCCTTTGCGTCCCGCAGCAAGGTTGGCCTGAAGCTGCCCCCGCTGTGCGTCTTCAAGTGCTTTGCGTTTTGATACGTCTATAACGCTCTGCATGTACGGCGACATGTATTGATCGGCCTGCGCCTGGCCAAACTGTTGCGTATTGCCAAGCTCTCCTAGCGCACTGGCAAGACCCTGGCCGGCCTGTTGGCTGTAATCTTGCGCCGCCTGAAATGCTTGAGGCTGGGTCAGCCCCATGATGCCGCTGTAAAAGTTCTGCCCTGCCTGAGTGGTGTTCAGTCCAGCAACTCGGTTTTGCGGACCGTAGGCTTGAGACTGAAGATAGGGCGCATAGACATCTTGAAAGCTACGCGAGTAAAACTTCTGCGCCTCACCCAGAAGGCCAGGTGAAAACCCTTCTGCTCCCGGTTCGCCAACCCCAGTGAAGTAGTCTTTTAGCTCCGGCGAGATCGCATTGACTTCGCGGATCGTAGTAGTTGAAGCTCCGTTGCTCATGGCATTCGTCCTTATGCTGGCATCTGTTGAGCGGGCTTGATCTGTCGCCCTTGCTTGGGGTTCCCAGTACGAGCGCGACGAACCCTATCCATCATGGCGTAGAGTTGCTTTGCTCCCGCTTTGCTTGATCCGTTACCAAGATGACTGACCACATCAGCCGGGATGACAAACTCTCCGTCCGCCAAACGAGCCGGTTGCTTGTTTGAAATGACCGCCGGAACCGAGTCGCTCATGCCATCCCCTCGGCCATCAATGTATCGAGGAGGCAGGGAGCCAAGCCCAGCCCGGCCCACGTTTCCGCCAGCCGCAAACCCCATTCGATACTTGGTCAGAATATATTTGCGCCGTTCGATCTCCTGTTCTTCCGGAGTCATGTCTTCCCATTTTTTCTTGGTAGGCGTAGAGAACGGTGATGCGTCTAGCAGAGCCGGGTTGGTGATATACATATTATCGACCCCACCGTCCCCGCCAAGCGAGGCCGCTGGGCCAGCCATGCCAGCATTTGCCGCAGCTATGGAATCCGTCACGCCCTGACTCATTGAGGCATCAATGCTTTCATTTGACGCCACCATACTCCCAAAGTCTTGGCCAAACGACCCACCATAATCGCCACCAAACCCGCCAATCGCCGGTCCACCGACATCCGCAGCCGCTGCGGCGGCATCGCTTACGGACCCTGAGTCATTGCTGCCGCCAGCATCACCATCGTCACCATCACCACCACCAACAAACTTGATGGGATACGGGCGGATTGGCACGTTTTTGGTGTTGATTGCCCCGCCTTGCTGGAGATTGAGAGGGCTTGAACGAACCGCGTATTGCGCCCTACGACGAGCCTGGGCAATGCTTTCCATGGCTTTGTCGTATTCTTGCTGGCTGATCTTTTGCTGTGCCAGAGCCTGCTTCGCGTACTTCTCTTGTTCGTCTAGCGCGGCCGTTCCAAGAGCGCCAATGCCGGTTGCAGACATGGCTCCCTTACCAAACTGGCCGGTAAACGCTTCTTGCGCTGCGGCTCGCATGGCTGGATCACTAGAAAATAGCTTGCTAAGTCCTTCGCTGGCTGTTCCCATGGGAGCCGCAGAAGAGATCGGCGCTCCACTTACCCCTCTCAAGCCCGCCACGCCAGCCTCTTGTGCTGCCAACATTGATTCAGCGCCCGGTGTAGCCAAGGAACCATACCCGACAGGAGCGCCCGCCACGGCTGCCTGTGCTTGCGGACTCATTTTGGCAAGTTCTGCGGCGGTAAATTCACCAGACGGCGCGGCACCAGCCGATGCGCCACCAGCCGCTTGCAAACCTTGCATGGCTGAACTCAGGCCATACGACAACAAGCCCCCGGTTAAACCACGCTTGAGATCAAACCCTTTCTCTCCTGAAAGCCCTCCTGCGATTGCTCCCGCCGCTCCAGCACCCAATGGAGTGGCCAACGCTGGGAGGGCAGCAGCTAGTGGAGGAAAGAAAGCCGCCGCAATTGGCGCAATCGCAGCCAAGCCTCGGAGTAACTTGCGGAGTTTGAACGCCTCGGGAAGTCCTGTCTCCGGGTTGATCGTCATCGTATCGCCTCGCATACGGGCCATACGCTGAAGGTTCATCACCTCGTCAGGAGACATGTGAACAAGCATTGAGTCGCCGCGACGCCCTTGTGCCGCTAGACCGGCTAGTCCACCGCCTGCGAATGCAAGCTGCGGCAGTCCTTGGTAGTGCATCATGTCCGAGTCCTTGATGATAGGTATTCCGGAATTTATGTGATTGTGACTGTTACGCTACCCACGAGTCCAGCAGAGACCGTTCCAATTGGCTCTGCTGACAGCGAAGGAACTGTCAAACTTGACACCATATCAACCGTAAGAATGACAGACGGAATGGCCGGTCCTACGGTTGGCGTGTTGTTGTGTTCAAGCAGGATGTTGGTGTCGTTGCCTGCCCACATCAACTGAAAGAAGTCTCCGGCATTCATGGTCAGCATGAAGTTCCACGCCGCTACTACTGCTGCGTTTGATCCTTGAAGCGTCACTTGCGTGTTAGAGCTAGGAACATTGACTCCGTTGACTCTTGCCCAGAAGAACGCGTCTCCAGCACTAGCGTTGGTTTTGATGACCTGAGCGGAGAACTCAAAGTTATACACACCGTCATACGGCACGACAATCTTTGACCCGTCCTGAATAATCACACCAATCTCAGACTCAATTTGGTTGACCGTAACAGGATAAGGAGTGTTGGTCGAAGCCAGCGTCTGATCTACGTTACTAAAGTAACTTCCGTGAGGCATTGCTAGGAGATGGCCAGACCCAATGAAGTTTCCGCCGTAGAAGTTCAAGGCACGATATGACTGCGCCTGATTCGGTGCAGAAGAGTCCAGCAGATTGAAGTACAACGTCAAGGCGCGTATCAACTGATGGACGTAACGCTTGTCGTACTGATCTCCCGGCAAAGGGAGCGGCGGCGCTCTGAAGTTTTCCAGAGCCATTTAGCGCCTTCCATCCTTGGTGACATCTAAACGAGGAGAGCCAAGTTGCCAAGTAACACCTAGACCATCAGATTGAATTTTGAGCGCCATCTGCCTGGCTCTGGCTCGTATGAATATCTGATCCGTATAGACATTCACAGAGCTTTGTACAACTGCTTGGTTATCAAACGCATCGTCTTGATATTGAGATCCGGGAAAGTTCCTTGGTCTGATCATAAAATCTACAGCCGGGGTTTCAGCCGTTGACCCGCTGAAGTCAACATCGGGTATGACCCTTCGGCTCAACATGAAGTTCTCACCATCTCCAAGGTCAAAGTCAGAAGACTGGATGTACGCCTCCATCGGAGCGCCGTTTGCATCCACCCCCCGCTCATGATCGTAGAGGATGTTCTCTGTTCCAACGGCTTGCGGGTACTCGCGCTGTGCTGCATCCAGCCATGCCGTCCGATCCATCGTTCCAAAGTGCCACACTTTCTCCAGATAGTTGTAGACGACATAGCTATCGTTGAATGTTGCCGTAGCACTAGGATAGAACCACCATATCTCATGAAACGCCTCGTTGGTTCCAGAGACGACTTGATCCGTCTGGCTGTAGTTCAGGTTGTTAAACACATAGTTCCGCAAGGTACAGGGGAGCGTTTCCACGACACCACCATATGCGTAGAACTTGTCTGCGCCCATCCAATACGTCACGTTGTTCGCGGTCGATACAGACCGAGGACTCATGATAGAGATGTTGTCTGCGTACTCTTGTAAGTCAAAGATGTCTGTTGTTCCAAGGTACTGGAATGAGTACAAGTGGGTATCTGTGAAGACTAGGATGGTTTGCCGAGTGGGAAGCGCCCGAACGATACGCGAACCACGCGATACTCGACGAAACCCCGCGCTGCTCAGAGTGCCAGTAGACGGCACAGTTACTGCACCTGGAGTCCAGAACTCCGGCGCATCCTGAGATGCCCACCGGATGAGCATCGGATCAAAGTCAGTAGATGACGTAGACCCGTATGGAATGCAACCAAACGCCAACAGATGTCGGTCGTTTTGAGAGACCAAGCATTGCATTACCTCGCCAGGCACATCTGCTGCGCCAGCTAGATCCGACAGGTAAATGGCTCTTGACGACAATGCTGTGCTAATTGCTCCGGTGGTGCGTTGCCAATAAAACAACGGACCATCTCGGTAGTTCATCACCAAGTCATTGTCAAACTGGTCAAAGAACCAGTCTCTTTGCTGAAGAAGGATTGGCGATGACGAGCCAAGACCCCAGGGCACCGTTCCCCAGGTGGACGTTCCCCATCCGTAACCAAACGTGGCCGAGTCGTATCCAACAGCAATCTCATAAGAACCGACCACGGACGCACCACCACTACCCACATCAGAGGCGTTGGCAGTGACCGCCGCCCCGGTCGTGGGACTCTTGGCCACAATGGTGTATTGACTGGCACTAACAACAGTCGCAATCTCATAGTTTTGATTAAGGACTGCTGCGGTGATGTTGCCGCCCAACGACACAGCGCCGCTAAACGTGACGTAGTTGCCTGCTACAGCATTGGAGTTTGTATCATAGACCGTGATGGACGAACTACCGTTGATGGCCCCAAAGGTTACGTCACCGGCCGCAGTAATGCTTGCATACGGCGTGATGTCGTAATACTGAGCGCCAACCTCAATGTAGACCTTCTTGCTGGTTCCCAGAGCCAAGAGGTTGTCGCTAAAGCTGGTGACCCATCCAAACAGTTGACGGCAAACACCCAGAAAGGTCTGAGACGTGGCCGCAAGCCACCCGCCTAGCTTCTGTGGGTACCCAGAACGAAACCGAATCTTGTCGCAGTCAAACCATCCACCCTCATTGGTGTAGTTGGTTTGATCGCGGTTCAATCCCGCTCGAAACTGAAGTTTGACAAAGGCCATCTGACTTCCTTAGTAAGCTATTAACCAACCCGCAAGGCTGGCCAAGCAATGTCAAACGGAAATCCTGACTGGGATGGGAGGTCTCTAAGAGCCTGACGGTAAGCCGCCCATTCCGTCCTGTCAACCGGCGCATCAGGAAGTTGCGTCCAATCAGACTGCGTGAGCAAACCATCACGCTGCTTGCGTACAGCCGTGGCCCGTGCATCACGGATCTTCTGCTGCTCGTCTATCGGCAGGGCAATCACGCCCCACGACTGCTTCCAGGTGCCGTTTGCGTGGACTGGAGATAGTTCGACGATCTGTTGTGTGTGCCGGTCAAACCCTGGCAACGACGTCGCTTCAACCGCAGCGTAGCCGTCCGGCACAAAGCTGGGAGAGTCCGGATAGCTGGTGTGGGGGTTCTCAGCACGAACAGAGTAGATCGAAACCGGATACTGAAGTGTTTGAAGGTTGATTAGGTTCATGAGAAGTCCTTATGAGGCAAAGACATAAGCGGCTCCAGCTTGTGATGTTTCTCCGTCAGCCCCAATAACAACCACAGACGCACCAGCCGACATAGTGACTGAGGTGCCAAAAAAATCATTGGATGCTAAGTCGCTGGCAAGAATTTTTTGTTTTTGAGTCCATGTCACGCCAGATCGTGTAAACACATATGCCGCGCCGTTGTTTAAGTACGGCGGTGTAGTTTCAGAATATGCGCCAACGACGGCTATGTTTCCATCAGCAGACACCGCAACTGATCGACCAAAGTTGTCGTCCGTATTAGGGTCGCTGGCAAGTAGTTTTTGTTGTTGTGTCCACGTTGATCCGGATCGAGTAAAAACATATGCCGCACCGTTACTAAGAGTTGGAGACGTATCCTCAAGGTCTGCTCCAACAACCGCCGTATCGCCGTTAGATGAAAGCGCGACAGATATACCAAACTGATCTGACGATGCTAAGTCATTAGCAGTAAGTTTTTGTTGTTCCGTCCAAGTTGATCCAGATCGTGTAAAAACGTATGCCGCACCATTTTGCACCGATGGCGATGTGTCTTCACCAATTGCGCCTATGATTGCGGTGTTGCCGTTTGATGACAGCGCGACCGACGTTCCAAAAAAGTCATCAGAGGCAGCGTCGCTTGCTGTTAACTTTTGCTGCTCCGACCATGTAACGCCTGATCGCGTAAACACATACGCTGCTCCATTATCCGCGCTGGGTGATGTATCTTCTCTGCGCGCTC